CTGCCATAAATTAATAATTACCTAGTAGTAGAACCTATACCAGTCGCAATAGAACCTAATGTACGACTAATTGTTGTACCAACTCCAGCACTAAACGGAGCTTGTAATGCATTATCATAACGAATTGACATTTGTATAGTTACAACTTCATTTGATCCATATGCTAAGTTATTGTAATTTGCAGCCTGCAAGAAGCAACCATATACTTCCCATGTTTCTAATACGACCGGTGCTGATGTTCCGTTACCGCCATCTAATATTTCAATATTTGTTTGAAATTTATAATCTTGTCCAGAGGCTGCACTAGCTTGTTGAACAAAGTCCATTTGCTTTTGTAATTGTTGACCAACTAATTTAGAAACGCTACCTGATGCATCATCTCTAACATTTATTGTTAGAGGTTGCCATTCATGCCTACCTGCCAAATACATAGTAGAGTTGTATACCGGTAAAGTGATTTCACCAAAACTAACTGAAGGACGTGTTACGTCAATAACTTGTTTTGTCAATTCTTGTGTAGATGCACTAGTACCAATATTTATAAAGTTAACTCTAAAACGATATTGTAGTTTGGGCATTAGCAAGCCCTGATTTCCACCAGAGTTATCTCCTGCTACTGTCATGTTGACTAATGATTGTGACCCTGTTGCCATTTTTTTCTCCTGTTATTAATATTTATCTATTTAAATAGATACCCCTCTCGGGGTATCATATTTTATTATTGTCCACCAAGCTCGCCAGTGTTCAATATGCGAACTGGTATATAGATGAATTCAGCTGCCTTAACAGGCTCAACCGCAACATCAATCCACAATTCATTTCTATCAATTCTTGCTGGTGTATTGTTACTTTCGTCACAAATTACAAGATAATCATATAGACCGCGTTTAGCAACTAAATCAACCATCAATGTTTGTACAACACCTGCGATTTGATTACGTGTTAATGCGTCATTAGGTTCAAACACAAACGGTCTTGCCGCTAATGTTAATTGTCTACGAATGTAAGCAACTAAACGAGCAACGTTAGTTCTGTCTAATGCACTTGAACTATTAAAACTAGTCTTGTTACCGTAATTCAATAAACCAACACCAGTAAAGAATACCAATGGATTGATGAAATTAATATACAATACATCACGAATACCTAAACGAGTCTTAATTGATATAAATTCACCAGTAGTACTATCAATATAACCAATGCTTAATGCATTATCAATTGTACCACGACGAGTACCTGCTGCCGCTAACCAAGGATAACTAATAGTATCATTACGTAAGAATGTACGCAACATCATATATGATGGAGGTACTGCAACCTGATTACCTGATAAATCTGTAGCTAATCCGCTTGGATAGAATAGACCCATATATGTATCGCGGTTCACTAGACCTTCTTCACCTGTACTTGCTGCACCTGCTTCATTATTAGCCCAGGCTTGAATTGCAGTAGCATCATCCGGTAATCTCATTGGTGTGTCACCTAGAATATAACCAGTTTGACCACGATCATTATTTAATGTGATCATACCAGGTTGTAATTCTGGATAGTTAGGTGTTGCGAGCAAGTTAAAGAAGTTATCTTCATCACGTATTGCTGTATTAGTAGCAATTGCCGCATTCAATGATTGTACAACCATTGCACGTTGTGCCTTACGACCCATATATGGTGCACCATTTGCTTGATTACCACTTACTGTTACCCAAGTACTAGTAAATGTAGGTAATGTATCATCTGGGAAACTTGTGTTATTGAAGTAATTAACCATATACTGTTTTACATTATAACCATTACGGCGTGTGTTGAATAACAACATTCCAGATGGGTATAGTGCTGGATCAGGAGCATCTAAATCAAGATTATCACTAGTTAATAAACTAACAATTGTTGGGATAGGATCATCTACTGGGCTGATAGTATCTTGATTACTTGACCAACGTGCATCTGCAAACAATACACCTGTACTACTTGTTTGATCTGTGTTGTTAATTAATACCCACTGATCAATGCCTCCAACACTTTGCCAACGATTAATTACTGGATAGTTTTCTAAATCGCTAGTATCAATCCATATATCACCGTACTCTAATGCAGTATCATCACTTTGCACTAATGGTGCAGTAGCACTAATTAATGGTCCGTCAGGATCAGTAGTATTAGTTCCACTCGGTAGAGGGAAACCACTACTATCATAATCTCTATTACCATAGCCATACCATGCACCGGCGTAATTAATCATAATATCAACTTGGTCAACTACACTGTAGAACCAATTTGTATCATTAGCAGGAGCTATATTTGGTTCACCTTCATTAGCAATATATGTAAATTCTACCCAATTACTTAATTGTGTAGTAAAGTGTGAGGGAGGTTCACCTGATACATATGTACATGATGTTGCTGCTCCTGCAGAAACTGATGTTATTTCAACAACCAAATCATTTGCTGGTGTTGCTCCACCTAAACTAGTACCTGCAATAGTTACAGTGTCACCGACTGCGTAACCAGATCCACCGGCTCCACTGATACCATCACCGTTAACTATATAAACATTTAAAAATGTGTTAACAGCGAAGGTAGCACTTGTTCCAGATCCACTAGTTGAAGTTTGAGCTACGGTAAATGCCGCACTAGTAGAGGGTCCATATTTAACACCACTAGTTGTACCAATAATAAATCCAGCATCTTCTATTAAACCATTAGATACATTAGTACTAGCAAAAGATGAATTATGATAATCACTTAAAACAATTACTCCACCTGTAGTATGAGTTAACTGAATTGCCCCATCTGTAGTTACACTTGCTGTTGTGTAGGGAATTCCGGCAGCCGCCCAAGCTGTTACAAAATCTGTAGCATCTGTATTATCCGCTAATGTAAACTCATATCCAGTACTTAATGTACTAGATCCAGGAATACTTACATATGCTAACATATAATATGGTCCACTTGTAAAGGCTGGAGCTGTATCAGAACCAGTAATTACAGTTGGACCAGTTGCAATTCTTTCCCACATATAGAACGGAGCACTACTAGCTGGATTTGTTCCAGAAGTATTAAATGCATATTGTCCATATATAGTTCCTGCAGGAATAGCTTGACCGCCGGTAGCATCTAAATTATTTATTGCTTCTGCATCAGAAATAGCTAAAGATACGTTTTTAGCTTGAAATGTTTGTGTAGCACCATTGAATACTGATAGTACTGGATTTAAACCAGTGCCAGCAGAACCTACTTTTAACCATACTGAACCAGTTGGTCTAGGTGTTGATTGATTGCTTCCCCATAATGGCATTTGAGCACTCGTACCATAAGCAAATAAAGGTTGATTATATGTTCCGGCAGTAATACCCAAATTAGTTAAGGATGTTCCTGATCCATTTGCTATAACCAAACTTGATGTGCCTGAAATAATAGTTTGATTACTGAATAAACATAATTTACCACTACGTACTTCAGCACTTAATCCAGTCCAACCTAAAGTATTAATTGCGGCAGCAACACCTGCTACATTATTGTTAGGGGATACAGGAACTGTAATAGTCGCAGTTACACCTGTTATACCTGACAAATTAATTGTAAATGTATTGCCGGCTGTTAGTGTTGGATTAGAATTTGTTCCTTGCACTGCGGGAGTATCTAATCTCCAATCGCTGCGACCTAATATTACCCAAACATTAGAAGTTGTTTTATACCAATATGTTCTATAACTTCCAGTAGGTTCGGTTGTAATCTGAATAGCGTCTACAGCATAATCTCCGATGTTTCCTATACTACTATTTGGTACACCTGCAGTTAAGTCATCTGCATTTGTGATAACAATTGGAGTTTGTAATGTAAATTGTGCAGTGGTCTGATTAAATTCATAGATACCCCATGTACTTGTAGTAGTATCTAACCAATATGTGCCGGCGTCTGGATTGCCAACTGGGCGACCTGTTTGACCAACTAAACTAGCTAGGTCAATATCAGCACGTAAAACATAACAACGATTTGTTACACCTAATGTACTATAGGCTGCTAACAATCCATATTCGTTTAACTCATAACCCTGTATCGGTGTACCATTTGTCGTTGTATAGAAGAATGGTGTACCATATAAGTTTACCAAGTCTCGTTGACTTGTTATTTGGAATAGTTTATTTGCGTTAGCTGCCGTTGTTGCGGCTGCTATACCTGTTCCAGATGCATCAGCTTTATTTTGTGCTGTTGCTAATAGAATAAGTGGGACTGAATTCGTTGGGGCCGGAAGATATTGACTCTGGTCAATGATCGTTACTTCTACGCCCGGAGATGTTAATGCCATTTTATGTTTCCTTTATGTAAAATTTTAAGGTTTACTACCTGTTTGCATATTAATATTTATCAAATACCTATAAAAAGGCATACTTATCGTGCCTTTGAAGGTTCCCAGAGTAAATACACTATGAGACCTATATGCAATACTTGTGGAAAAAATCACTCTGCTGTTAACTATAAACGGCTAGGTATAACACACTATAGAAGCATGTGCGATGAGTGTGGAAGAAAGAAAAATAAACTTAAACCTAGAAACCCTAAATGGAAAACTAAAGGCTATAAGAAAAAAGCCGCATGTGATTTGTGCGGCTTTAAGAGTTTATTTACTAGTCAAATTACCGTGTTTCATATTGACGGTAATTTAGAAAATACTGACTTGGTTAATTTGCGTAGTATATGTCTTAACTGTGTGGAAGTAGTTAAAAAGAAAGAAGTTACTTGGAAACGAGGGGACTTACAAGTTGACCACTGAGTTGACTTGTTTATGTAACTCATCAATTGAACCATTATTATCAATATAATGGTCATATAATAATCCAATACTAGAGTATTCACTTGCATGAACGCTATAGTTACCTAACTCTACCATAGCTTTTAACCGTTGTTCACTACCTTCAGGTTCATTGTTATAGTCAACTGCCGCACTATACCAAACAGGACGTTCGCCCCTATTAACACGCATTGTAATGCCACCTACGCTTTTGATAGAATTAACTTCATTAACAAAACGACAATCAGTAATCACAATGTTTTCATCTGTTTGGCGTAGTTTGTTCTCTACACTTGCTACCCAAATATCTTTATGAAATCCGTTACGACATACTTCTGTTCCCCAGTATTGTAATACCCATCGTGGAGTAATGTTCATACCTAGTCGGTCACTCCACCATTCATCTTTTTGTTCTCGCCAAGCTCTACTGGTTTTAGTAGAACCTTCTAAGTATTCTCTATTCCAACCAAAAACGGCTGCTACTGCGTCTTTTAAACTAGCCGCAAAACTAGCACGTTTGAACCCGTGAAATGTGCAAAGATAGTCAGCAATTGTGTCCTTGCCGCTACCGATCAATCCCGTAACTCCAATAATCATATGGTAACTCCTGTAATATATATTGTACTACAGGAGTGTTGCAAAGTAAACTGTTTAGGTTAACCTTGTACCCATGTTAAGGGCTGTGAATAATCTACATAGTTTTTCAATTCTTGTATCAATTGTTCTTGAAGTTGTTTGGATTCAGCCTTCATTGCCGCACCATTCAAACTTGTGCCACCGCCTGGACCTGCAATACTAGCAAACTTCTCACGTGCTTCACCGATGATACCTTTTAATACAGCAAATACCCAATCACCAATCCATACACCAGCTCCCGGATCTTGTAACAATACCTCTTGTGTTCTTTGTACATCTGCCCAAATTAAGATACGTTCACCGGAACCTTTTGGATCACGAACAATACGTAATACTTTGGTTACTGGATCAAATGTATAAACTACATAACCACCAAACATACGTGCGGCTAGTTCAACATAACCAGCATAGAAGTCATATGTTGCCATACCACCTGCATAGTTATAGTTTAACAAATATGTGTTTAGAATAGCTGAACTAAATGGGTCAAAACTGCTAGAACTTGGACCTGTTTCTAGTCCAACTGTTCTACGATATAAACATCTGACGTTAATAAATTCTTGTGGTAGTGTATATGTATCAACATTCTTTTCTATTGTAAAAAGAGTATAGGATTCTGCTGTGGCATTTTGTGCTCTTTGACGATAGACTTTGATAGCGTAGTTATATGCCGCCTCATAATGTTGAGGATCTAGTTCCAAGTCAATAATACCATCTCCTAGACGATATCTAACGTTTTGGAATAGTGCCTGTTTTAGTTCATCTAATGTTAAACCAGATGGAGTAGATAGTATATTTGCAGTAGCTGATATTGTCATAGTTGTTTACCTGTATATTGTATTTAATATAAAAATTCTTACGGTGTGCCGCCAGTTGCTCCCAGCTGTGAAGTGGAAATAGTCATAGGTCCACGTGTAGTTGCAGTAGCAGTATCAGTTGCATAAATTATTCGTTGTGTTGTGGCTTGGTTAGCTCCGTATACCCATCCATAACTAGTATCACCGGCACCTGCTATATACTTGGCAGAACTAGCTAATGGGCCTCTTGTACTTGCAGTGGCTGTATCTGTTGCATATGTTATTCTTTCAATTGTACTAGAATTATAACTACCACCAAAAAACCATCCATATGTAGAACTATCAGTGGTTGCGGCTGTGCCATATCTTGAAGCGGCCAACGGACCACGGGTACTTGCAGTAGCAGTATCAGATGAATAAGTGATACGACACACGTTAGATTGATTGAATCCTCCAGCAAACCATCCAGAAGTACTAAGACCGGTTGCAGAAAGATAATATACATTATAGCTTAACGGACCCCGAGTAGTTGTAGTAGCAGTATCAGTTGCATATGTAGTTCGGTCTACCGTTGATATACTTCCAGGACCAACTGGATAGTTATATCCGCCGCCCCACCAGCCATATGTAGTACCATCTGATGTTGCCGATAATCCTCTATTTTGACCAGACAATGGTCCTCTAGTAGAGGAAGTTGCTGTATCTGTTGCAAAAGTAACTCGTTGAACTGCAGAAATAATAGAACTTTGAAAGTTTGAACCTTGGCCGCCGCCCCACCATCCATATGTTAAAGTTCCTGCCGCTGATAATAATTTTGCTTGGTAAACTAACGACCCTCTAGTTGAACTAGCGGCAGTATCTGTTGCAAAGGTTACACGCTGTACATTAGTTTGATTATATCCACCACCCCACCATCCGGCTGTAGCAGTTGAAGGTGGTGCCGGAGGTGCTACTATACCCACTCCACCACTAAATGAAATTCCACCTGTTATCGTTATTGACATTCTTTATTTCCTTTATTATGCTATACCCGAGGTACTACCTGCAAATTTATAAGCAGCCGAAGCTAATGGTCCACGTACACCTGCTGTCGCTGTATCTGTTGCATAGGTGATACGTTGTACTGTTGACACTCTTGGCGAAGTACTAACTCCTCCACCAAACCAGCCATACGTTGTTCCGTCGGTAGTTGCTCCTTGAAGACTTACCCCTACACTTAACGGACCGCGTACCGATGCGGTTGCAGTATCTGTTGCATAGGTGATACGTTCTACTGTTGATGCTTGACTGGCAGGCGTATAGCCTCCACCAAACCAGCCATAAGTAGTGAGATCAGTTACGGCTGCTAAACCAGTTCCACCTCCTGCACTTAGTGGGCCGCGAACACTAGCAGTAGCAGTATCTGTTGCATATGTAATACGATTTACAGTTGTGGTAATATAAATTGGAGGAGAAGCAGCACCGGGGCTATACCCTCCTCCAAACCATCCGCTAGTGCTTGTACCTGTGCCTGCCAAATATCTTATTGCGGCTGATAAGGGGCCTCTTAGACTTGCTGTTGCTGTATCTGTTGCATATGTAATACGTTGTACATTAGATATGTTGTCGGATCCATTCGTGCCTCCACCCCACCAACCATAAGTTGTTCCATCTGTTGTGGATGCACTAGAACCAACTTGTGCTACAGCCATTGGTCCACGCACACTTGCTGTTGCAGTATCTGTTGCATATGTAATACGTTGGACTGTGGATCTCTTTGCGCCTGCAATGTCACCGCCTCCAAACCAACCGTCAGTATTAGTACCTGTACTACTCCCCCGTGATGTAATTACGCTTAACGGACCGCGTACCGTTGCAGTAGCTGTATCTGTTGCAAATAATATACGTTGTATGATGGACGTGTTTGACGGAGAACCACCAACAGAACCTCCACCATACCACCCAGCATTGACTGTTGAGGGCGGAGCAACTATACCCACTCCACCACTAAATGAAATTCCACCTGTTATCGTTATTGACATAATTGTTACCCTATATTGTATTTATCGGGTAACAATTATTACTTACAAATCGCCGGGCTTACGATTCTCACTATAATATGCATCAAAACTTCCACCGGGATATCTACTCTCTAATTTACGTACATTCTCTGCAATAACTTCATTTGGGTCTAAATTCAATGCTCTACAAGCATTAATCCAATACCACATAACATCACCTAACTCACGTTTTAAATGGAACACCTCAGCTTCAGTTAATGGTTTACCCTGAAAAAACATCTTTTTGGGCACTTCAATAAACTCACCACCTTCAGCCGCTAATCCAAGACAAGCTGTTAATAACAATGGTACATTGATATCAGGACCATGCACACCATCACCAATGTAATTACCATCTAGTTCATCACAACGATCCATGAATGTAGTTAAATCATTACTTGCTTTACTTGTTACTGCTTCTACAAAATCTTTGTATTTGTTCAAATCAATATTCATACATAATCCTTATACATTAATTTTCTACCTTCTTCTCCGAGACTCTGTTCAAAAATCTCATTTGTTCTTTGCATCATTGCACAGGCTAACATAAGCCTTTCGGTATTATTATCAGTTAGCATTAATGATTTATCAATCAGAATCATTAGTGCTCTCATTCTAGCTTCAGTGTTATTCATATTACCACGCTTTCAAAATAATCATTTGGTCATTAAACCTACCATTAGGTGTTGTAGATACTGCTTTAATATCTTTAAAATACTTACGTGCGGCTGGCTTGCTACCCATAACTTCTTTAATCTGTTCACTAGGTTTACGTAATGTCTTTACTTCACTTTGTGCAGTATCAAATCCTAACAATGTATTACCTTTAACAGTAAACGTTTTGCTATAGTCATCGGCAATGTAATGATGTAACTTGCGTTTGGCAGTGTCGTATACCCATGCTTCGGAACTCCCATGAAGCTTGATTGGACTGATACTCATTAAATCAAGCTTGCTTGCAGTATCTTTAAACGTTTTAAGATACTTAAGTTTTGCTACAATTTTCTCCACTGGTACTGCTTTACGTGCCCTAGGAGCTTTTGCGGCTTTCTTAACACTAATGTAACTGTTCAAATCACTAATAACTAATTCAATAAACTTTACAACGTTTTTCAATTGTATTTTATTCAATTGTGAATAACCCTGTACTAGTTGTGCATCAGTACCTTTCAATACTTCTTCAATTTCATTTAGTTTCTTTTTCCATACATCGGTTAACAAACTGATATGTTGTGGCATTACATTCTTTTTAACCACTTCATCTATTGGTCTTAGTGTATGTTTTGATCCTGCGCCTGATGTAATATATTCATCAAACAATCCTTCAAGTTCACCACCGGCTTCACGTGCTTTATCTTTTAGAATGTCCTGAATGTTAGGTCTTGTTGGTGTCTCTACCACTGTTTCAATAACTTGTGGTTTATTTACTGTTTCCAATAAACGTTTGATTTCATTTTGTAATGTGTTTGATTCTGTTTCAGATAGTTCTAGTCCACGCAATTCCATACGTGCTAACCAAGCTAATGTATTGATACATTCTTTCTCATCAATCTTACGCATGATTTTAGCCTCTTGTGGGCGTTCACGTAGGTCTAAGTATTGTGATAAGAATTCTTTAGCA